ACACACACTTGTAATTTTTTATCAAACCTATATCCTTCAGGACATTTCTTTGTTTGTTGTGCAGCCGTAATAAAACTTCTAAATGAATCCATTATCCTTTTACCCAATCTTTTGCCATATTAAAGTTTGCCTTACTAAACTCTAATCTGTCAACTAATTTAACAGCACCGCCTTTTTGAATTGCTACATATCCTTCAGGATTTGTAACTTTGTATCCATTACTTGTTCTCAAAAATGAACCGATACTTTGTATAGTATTTAATCTTTTTAACAATACAGCTTTTGCTGATTGAAATGTAATATAAGTTGCAATCGCAAAATATAAACCGTCTTTATTTGCTCTTAATATTTTCATACCTGCTTCAAGTATTTCTTCATACTTTTGTTTTGCAGCTGGTGTTTTTTTACTATCTATTTCTTTTTTAATTCTACCTCTAAAATAAACTTCAAAATTATTTGCTAACTTTGATGTATTTGTAATTGCTGTACCTTGTCTTATATAAACATTAAAAAATGTTTTTAGTTGAATACCTAATGATAAAGGTCCTGTATCGTTTTTTAGTTTATCAATAAACGCACCTGCTTTATAAGCAGAACCCTCTGCCATCTTAATAATATTATCAAATGCTTTTTCTTCAGCAGGACTAAAAGCTGCACCATCAGCTCTTTTGTAAGTTGCGTCATCAAAGAATACATTTTTATTTTTTTTCAAACCTTTAACACTAGCACCGAATCCTGCTTTTATTGTTGCCATTGTGTTGCCTGAATATGATGTATGAAATATAATACCTATTTTTGCACTATCAATTTCTTTATAGATGTTTCTACCAAGACCTAGAAAGCCCGAACTAACAACAGGTACGGCATATGTAATAGTATTTGGAGTGAATATGATTGATTTCTTACCTGCAACATTAGCAGTCTTTTTATCGCCACTTGCAAATAATAAATCGCCTTGTAAAATTCCTGAGATGCCTAGAGATGGTAAATATTTTAAACACTCTTTTAATTTATCAGCAAGAGCACCACCATGGTTTCTACTGATATCAGCATTAGTATAATTTATTTTAGGTGTTTTATTGAAAATAGATTTAGTGCCAACAAAGAACTTTTTATTTTCTGGATTGATACCACAAAAGACCGCAGGTGCACCGTCCCATTTTACTGAAACTGTGGATCCGCCTGATCCTCCTTGTAACATCTGTTTGATAGACTTTAAAAATTCAATTGCTGTCTTAGCGCCTTTGCTTCCATTATTAATTATTTCGTCTTCCAGATGTTCAAGATGTGTATTCTTATCTTCTACAAGATAATCTTGAAATTTCTGCATTATGCACTCTCTCCATTTATGTATATTATAACATTATTATTTATAAAAGTCAAGCATTAAACCACTTAACCACTAATTTAAGTTATTGATTTTATTAAGATATTTTCAAAAAAGGACCAGCAGTGGCATACTGTTTTTTTGCCCCATAATATAGCACATTCAAAAATTCGTTTAGTTTTTTCTTTCTATCTAATTGATATAATATGTTTATCCATTGAAAACATTGTAATTTAGATGATAATTGAGAGGCTGTTCTATTGTTAGATACTTCTAATCCTCTTGCCTTTTTAAATGATGTTTCCCACTTCACTTTACCAAAATTAGTTACCATACCTGCAATACGATATCTACTCAATTTTTGTTGTTCAGCAAGATATTCGTTTATAGTTGCTTTTGTAAATGCACCAACTTTTGGTATATCAGTACCCATTCTTCTTTTTAATTGATTCTTTGCCAAGTATGGGTCTATTGCCTCTCTTGATGATACTTTACCAAGTTTTGCAGCTGCACCACTACCTGTCATATCCATTTGTGTTGATTCTCTAACGCCACCAGAGAATGCTCTAACTTGAACATTTACTAATGCCTTGTCAACTTTTATTTGAAATGCTAATTCACCTGTGTTAAATTCACCTTTTGTGTTTAAATCTAAATCACACCTCAAACTATTTTTTACCATCTCAATTTTTTCTACTTGATTACCTTTAACATTTGTTTCTTCTAACTTAGCACTTTTACCCAATTTCTTTAATGAAATACCAACTAAGTTTCTACTTATAAACTCACTTCTCATATATTCATTTAAAGAATCTAGTTTTGCTTCTTTAGAGCCAGACATATCGCCAATAGATTTAATCTTTTTTTGTATTTTATCTTTTTGTGATTTTTTGACAATGTAAATGTCAGCAGGATTCCAACTATCTTTTGTTCTCACACCACATTTTTCTAATGCAATCTTTTCAACAAAAGGCATAATACCTTGGTCTCTAGAATATTCGTAACCTGTTTTGCCTTTTAAAAACTTCTTTAATGCTTCTGCTTGCATTTGAAAAGTTTGAGCCCAAGTATCATCATATTTAGGATAAATTTTTTCTATAGCATTACCAGGAGGCATTTTGCCTTTTTCAATAAACTGTTCACAAACAAATCTTGTAGCATTTTCTTGTTTTGCTGTTTCAGCTGCATTAATAGAACTACCGCCTTCACCTGAACCATTACCAAATGCAATCTTTAATTTTTGAAGATTTGCTACTTTAGCTAATTTTTCTTTTACTCGTTTAATATTATCGGTTTGCTCGACTATTCTAGGTATCTTGATATCAGAAAAGTCTTTAGTAGGGTCTAAAACTATGGTACTACCGTACTCTTTTTGAACAAAAGCAAATACGGCTGCAGCTTGTATAGAGTAAGCTTTATTCTTACCTGTGATATCGTTACTTGTTTTGGGTCTAAAGTTGAATGCCATACTGCTATTTATATACTAACAGTATCGTTTTGTCAAGCGTTAATTAGGTAATGCTTTACACTTAAATACTAGTGAAACTCTAAACTTATCACCCTCTACTGCTCTTGCAACATGAGGTATTCTTGCGTCAAACAATACAACACGCCCTGCTCTTGGCCAATATGATTTAACAATGTTCATATTTGGGTTGCCATTGAGACCATAAGGTGTATTGATTGCCATTGCTTTCATTTCATCATTTAGATTAGGTGTCCAGAACTCAATTGTGCCACCATCTTCTGGTCGCCAGTCAGGTGTTAGATATACAATAACTGTATATTGGTCACCTGTCCAACCATCTATATGAATGCCACCTGATTGACCTGCACTATGACCATTAAGATAATGTCTTAAAAGTTTTGCTCCAGGATTTACTTTATCCCAAATCTCTTGTACCCAATCTTGTTCAATCTCATAATCAACTTCTTCAGTATCACTACCACCTAGATGAATATGTTTGTAACCAGGCGTCTTTGCCTCGTCTTTCATTTGTGGTGTAGAATACCAACCATCTTGCCAATCTAGTTTCATAGCAATACCATGATATCTTTTTATATCTTCTTCAGATATTGTTTCGTCTGAAGCTTGTATAATTTTATGATAGTCACCACCTTTTAAAGCGTTGGCATTTATTGTATATACTTTGTCAGTTTTTGTATCTGTAATTTCAAACTTTTCAGGATCTTCTGGATTACCTATTGATTCAATATCATACGGTTTCTCGGTCATTTTTTTCTTCTTCCTCTTCAAACAATATCATGGTAATTAAACTATAAATTGCCATGTCCATTAAAGTGTCTTTGATACTTTCTTCTTTAAATTTAAATTCACCTTTCTTGATGAAGTTACTTATACGAGCATACTTATCACCCATACGAACAACAGAACCTTGCCAAGCAGGTATACCTGATAATTCAGACAATCTAAAGTTAGCAAAGATATCTTCATTTGCACCATAATCATGTCGTTTTTTATCGTGTAATGTTTTAATTACATCTATGATTTCGTAAAATCTTTTGCTTTGTTTGTTTATATCGTCCATTATATTTTTCCTAGTGTTAAAAATTTAACAACTCCTCCTTGGTTCTCCCATTGTTTGTGTTTGTTTTGATGGTCGCAAACCTTTTGTGCCTCATCTTCAAATTCAGACTCAGTAATAATACTGCCCGATGGTCGTTCAATACATAACCAACGGACCTTATCTTTTCTCTTGACGAGTTTTACTTCATAAGAAATCTTATGTTTCTTCACTCTAGGTTTTTTTGCGACCTTTCTGACCATACTTACTCTGCTGGTGTTTCTGCAGGTGCTTCAGGCGCTTCTACTGGTACATCTGTTGTATCAGTTTTAACTTCTTCAGCTTGAGCTGTATCTTTAGGTGCTTCAGTTTCAGCAGCTGCAGGTACATTGTCCATAACATACTTTGAATACCATTGAGATAGTATTTTAGAGTTTTGTTGTTCAACACTTGCTTTAGCAGCAGCGTTTTGATTTACACTTATTTGTACGATAGCATGTTTCAATTCATTACTGAATTTAGTTTCGTCATACCATTTTTCGTTTATTTTAATAGCCATTGTTTTCTCCTTTGTTACTATTATACTTTAAAATCTGAGAATTTTCCCAGTCTTTTAAACTTATCATTAGATGATAGCGTTTCTTGACCACTATCAACTAAATCAGATTGTGCGTTTTGTTCTACATCATAGAAACGCATTTTAGACCTATCAACACCAAGTATAAACTTTCGATTTACAGTTGGGTCGTTATATCTGTTTTTAAGTTGTTTAACCATTATCTGATTTTTTTCTTCTAGTTCTTCACTTGATATCAAAGCAAACATAAAGTCTGCTGTTGCAGGAAGACCAAAAGATTCTGAGGTATCTTCTAACCCCACATCACTACTTACAAAACCACCTCTTGTAGTTTGTGTAGCAGAGAATATTGGAATGTCATGTTCTACAGCAAGGCCTCTTAATTCTTCAGCGATTGCTTTAATCATTGTATAACTATTCACATTTGAACCAGACTTAAATCTAGATGATGTACATATATTTAGATAGTCAATAAATACGATATCTGGTTTAAAAGATTTCTTTAATGCTAATTCACTAATCAAATTTTTAAAATGACCTGTGTGAGCAGTAGCAGTAGGATATTCTTTGATAATTAATGTGCCTGTTGTTTTACTTTGTAACTTGTTTATCTTTGTCTCATACATTGTATATGGCAATTCTTCTAAATCACTCATACCAACATTCAATAAGTTTGCGTCTATTCTTTCAGCAATTCTTTCTTCAGCCATTTCTAAAGTTATATACAATACATTCTTACCTTGTAATAATACAGATGAAGCAAGGTGTGTCATAAAC